TTATGGCAGCGTTTGTGCTAGGTAACGGTGTAAGCCGTGAAAGTGTTGATATTGAAAAATTAAAACGTCGAGGGTCAGTGTACGGCTGCAACGGACTTTATCGTACTCACACGGTCACAGCATTAATTGCAACTGACCAACCCATAAGTCTTGTGATACAAGATTCAGGCTATAGCAAACACAATCGATTTTACACACGACGTCCCATGCCCAATACTGGAGCACAAACAGTGCCCAAGGAATATTTTGGATTTAGTTCAGGTCCCATAGCCACAGCAATTGCCGCAAAAGACAGGGAAAATCCTGTTTATATCATAGGATTTGACATGGGACCCAATCAACACGGACAGTTCAACAATGTGTATGCCGGAACACAATACTACAAACCCATGGGAGCGGCACCAACATACACTGGAAACTGGACAAAACAGCTGATAAAAATAATATCTGATCACCCTGATCAGCAATTTGTTAGAGTAATGGGTGCAACCACTGCCACAATTCCTGATTTTGCAAATGTGAAAAATCTCACAAATATGGCCATGGATACTTTTCTTGAGCGAATAAATACTGGAAAGGATCTATAGATGACCACCTACAAAAGAGTTAATGGCGACTACGAAATTGTTGCACTAAACAGCGGAACAATCACGCTTGACACCCAAGCAGTCATACTTACCGGCACATTGACTGCGCCCTTGGGGGATATTGACGCCGGCAATTTACAGGCACTAAACCAAGTGTCTGGTACAAGTGCTAGTTTTACCGGCAATATTTCAGCTGCCAACGTAAATGCATCAGGCAGTGCAATTATTGCAGGCAATGCAATTATTGCAGGCAATGTCACAGCAGACTATTTTCTTGGTGATGGTTCGTTTTTGACAAACGTCACTGCAATTTCAAATCTTGCAGTGACTCAAATTGCAAATACTAGTACTGTGTTTGCTGTGCAATCTGCTGGTGGTCCATTGACTGCACAAGTAGGTGGTGTATCAAACGTATTAGTAATCACTAGTTCTAGCGTCACTGCTGGTAACCTTATCACCAACAGCATTAGATCCGACGACTCATCTTTTGTGCAAATAGTTGATGGATTACAAGTTTTAGATAATATTGAAACTGAGGGCGATCTTGTTGCCGTCGGCAATATCTCAGGAAATTATGTACTAGGTAACGGTGCCCTGCTCACTGGCGTTATCACCAGTGTGGCCAACATCAATAACGGCACAAGTAATATTTCTGTTTTTGTTGCCAATGGCAATATCACTGCTGGCGTTAACGGCACATCAAATGTATTTGTAATTACATCAGTTGGCGCAAACGTAACTGGTACACTGGGCGTAACTGGAAACGTCACAGGAAGTTACATTTTAGGTAATGGTAGTCAGCTGACCGGGATTGATGCAACTAGTATTCAAAGCGGAACATCAAATGTCAAAGTTGCAAGTTCGGGCGGCAATGTCACTTTTGGTATTGCTAATACCAGTAACGTGGTTGTTGTTTCAAACACCGGAGTTAACATTACCGGTACTTTGGCGGCTGGTGTTACTACAATCACTGGTAACCTAAGCGTTACTGGTAATATTAGTGCCACTGGTAATTTGAATTATCAAAACGTAACAGACTTGGCGGTTGGCGACCCGTTAATTTTCTTGGGTGCCAATAATACCGCTAATCTTGACGACCTAGGTTTTATTGTCACTTATGATGACGGCGTAGACCAACACGGCGGTTTTGCCCGAGACGCGACTGACGGTACATGGAAGTTGTTTGGTAACGTAGTCCCTGAACCAACAACTGTAATTGACTTTACCGATGCTATCTATCAGCCATTCCGTGCTGGCAACATTACCACAACCGGCATCCTTAACGCAAATGCCAACGGTGTAGGCAACATTGGCAGCTCAACAGGATATTTTAATACTGTGTTTGCTACAGCAACATCGGCACAATACGCTGACGTGGCTGAATTGTATCTTGCAGACCAAGACTATGCCCCGGGCACAGTGCTGTGTTTTGGTGGTTCTGCAGAAGTAACCATTAGTGATTGCGCAAATGATCACAGGGTCGCCGGAGTGGTTTCTACAAATCCAGCACACTTAATGAACTCGGCACTTGTGGGTTTGTATCCTGTGAAACTTGCACTAGTTGGACGTGTACCTTGTCAAGTACGTGGCCCAGTACAACCAGGCGATATTTTAGTCAGCGCCGAAAACGGCTGGGCTCAGGTAAACAATCAAGCACAAGCTGGACGAGTGATTGGTAAAAGTCTGGAAAATGCCACAGCAGATGGCACAATTGAGATTGTGGTAGGCAAACATTAACCGCAGTGATCTGCGCTAGAATTAAAAATACTGTTGCCCATAAATATATCTGAGAAGGATTGATATGGCAAATCAGCAGATTATTAATTATGGCGCAGAACCCAACGACGGATCAGGTGATTCGTTACGCAATGCGTTTATCAAGGTAGATGAAAACTTTGCCAACCTTTGGGCTGCCGGCCCAGTAAACACCAATGTAACAATAGCAAATAATTCCGTAACAGTAACAAATACCAACGGAAATCTTATTTTAAACCCCAATGGCATTGGGGTTATTCAAACAAATAATCATGTTGTGCCCCGAATAAATGGTGTGTACAATTTGGGTTCTCCTGCACTGACATACAAAACAGCATACATTGGCACAGGTGGTGTTACCACCACGGGCAATGTCACAGCAGACTATTTTCTTGGTAATGGATCACAACTAACTGGCCTGCCGGTGAGCTATTCTAATGCAAACGTGGCTACATTCTTGGCAAATTTTGGCAGCAATGCCATCTCAACCACAGGCAATATCACTGCTGGTTATTTTATAGGAGATGGTAGCCAACTCACTAATCTAACAATTAGCACAGGGACTGCAATAGTTAACGGTAATTCTAATGTCAGTGTTGCTGCCAACGCCAATGTAACTGTTGGTGTTGCAGGAGTAGCTGGTATTGCGACATTTTCCACAACTGGACTAGCAGTCACTGGTAATATTTCAGGAAATTACGTTTTAGGTAATGGTAGCCAACTTACCAGCACCATGACAGATCGAGGGCAAGATCCCAGCAATTGGGACACCACAACGCAAATGGGCATTTACAAGGTAAATAGAACAAGTTGGAGTGGAGTAACAGGTGCACCAATAGATAGTTCGGTGTATGTTGGAATTTTGCAAGTAAACACGTCGGGTGATGCTACTACGCAAATTTTTTACCCGGGTACTGTGAGTCCTGTTACCGATGTAAGGATACAGTGGAATAGGTCTTTGTGGAATTCCGCATGGACAGAATGGATAAGAATAGTCAATAACGGCCAGACCATTGACGCAGGAACATATTAAGGAAAATAAAAATGTCAAATACTCTTTTACTCAAGCGCAGTGGAGTTGCAAACACAGTACCAAGTACTGGTAATCTTGCGCTGGGTGAGCTAGCAATTAACACTTTTGATGGTAAGTTGTATACAAAAATTGACAACGGAGTTGTATCTGTTGTTGAACTTACACAAAATCAGACTATTACGCTAACAGGTGATGTCACCGGTTCCGGTTATTCAACCATTAATACCACACTGGCCAACACTGCTGTAACAGCAGGCACATACGGCAATGCTAGTGCAATTCCTCAATTCACTGTTGACAGCAAAGGTCGTATTACCAACGCCACAAGTTTTACAATCAGTACCTCAAGTATATCAAATGGCACAAGTAACATAAGCATTCCTGTTGCTAACGGCCCAATTTTTATGAGTGCCGCTGGTGTTGCCAATGTTGTAGGAATAAATTTAGGTGGCGGCGAAGTAGGCGGTTTTTGGTCGGTATCAGGTAATGTCACTGGCGGCAACGTAACAAGCAATGCATTGCTGTCCAGCGCAACATTGAGTGTTACTGGTAATGCCAATGTTGGTAACTTAGGTACTACAGGATTAATTGTTGCAACTGGTAATGTCACTGGTGGTAATCTAACAACAGGTGGTATTTTATCTGTTACAGGTAATGCCAACATTGGCAACATTGGCACAACTGGAATTTACACCAACGGATTGTATTATGCCAACGGGTCTCCCTGGGACTTTATTACTCCGGCTGGCGCAAACACACAGATTCAATTTAATGACGGCGCAGGAAACTTAGGTGCCAGTGCCGCATTTACATTTGACACAGCATCTAATGTATTATCATTAACTGGCAATGCTAATGTGGGCAATATTGGCGGCACAAACGCTGTGTTCACTAACTTAACTGGCACACTAACCACAGCGGCACAGCCCAATGTAACATCAGTTGGTACACTAACATCTCTTACAACTAGTGGCAATGTACTAGCGGCAAATGTAAATTCTAATGCGTCAGTTACTGGTGTTACTGGCACATTCTCAGGAAATGTCAGTGGCGGAAATTTAACCACTGCCGGTGCAGTGGTTGCAACAGGCAATATCACTGGTGGTAATGTATCAGGTACATTGTTAACTGGTACATTAACCACTGCGGCACAACCCAATGTTACGTCAGTTGGTACACTAACATCATTAAGTGTTACCGGCAATGTTACCGGTGGTAACATATCAGCTGGTTCTGGTATTATTTCCACAACTGGTAATGTGTCAGGCGGCAACATTGTATCTCCAATAGTGACAGGCGGAGCTGGTACGTTAACACTCAATGCCACTGGCGATGTTATATTTGCTCAAAGTGGCAACATCAATGCCACAACCAGTTGGATCAACAATCTAGTAGATCCAGTTCAAGCTCAGGATGCTGCGACCAAACAATATGTTGACGATGCAGTGTCAACTGGTATCACAATTCATACACCAGTTCGGGTAGAATCCCCTACAGACATTGGTGGTACCTATGCACAAGGTGGTACTACTGCCACAGTAACAGATACAGTGGCTGGTAACATTGTGGTGTTTGGTTCAGCAATCAGTCCGCAAGTCAACGACCAGTATTGGTTTTCAAATTCATTCAATGGCGTTGTGGCCAACACACCATACTTTGTTGTGAGTGCTCCGAACACCAGTGCGGCAGTGTTGTCTTTGAGTTATAGTGGTTCTCCGGTAACCACAATTACTTCTGGCTCGGGACTAACACAAGGTGTGCGCATCAATTCAGGTCAAGGTGCCACACTCACAAACAACGGTGCCAATGTGACATTGGTCATTGACGGCGTTACACTAAGCAATACCAATCGTGTGTTGATTTATCAACAGGCCAATGCAGTACACAACGGTGTATATGTGGTCAGCCAAGCCGGTAATGCCACAACTGCTTGGCAGTTGACACGTTCTAGCGACATGGACACTTACGCTCCTGATGATATCGACGGATTGGACGCAGGTGACTATTTCTATGTTCAAGAAGGTGACACAGGTGCAGGCGAAAGCTATGTGATGACTGCTCCAATTGGACCAACAATTATCGGTTTTGCCAATCTAACATTCACACAGTTCAGTGCCAGCCAGGTCTACACAGCCAACACTGCTGCCGGTTTAGTATTAAACGGTACTGTATTCTCGGCCAAGGTAGACGGAATTACCACAGCATTTGACGGCACCGGTAATATCAGTGTCAAAGCCAGTGCTAATTTGACTACTCCAAATATTGGAGCAGCCACAGGTACAAGTTTAAATGTTACTGGTAACATTAGTGGTGGTAACTTGTCAGGTACCAACATTGTGGGCACATTGACCACAGCCGCACAAACAAATATTACATCAGTTGGTACATTAACTTCATTGAGTGTTACTGGTAATATTAGTGGTGGAAACTTGTCAGGTACAAACATTGTTGGTACATTGACAACGGCAGCACAACCAAACATAACCAGTGTTGGTAACTTGACAGTGGCCAACGTTGGAACACTAACAGTTTCTACCTTGGCAAACATCACTGCAACCACAGGCGCAACTTCAACCACAACTGGAGCATTGCAGGTGGCAGGCGGTCTAGGGGTAGTTGGTAACATATATGGCGGTGATATCTACAAAAATGGTGTGATTGTAATAAATGCCAACGACACAGTTGATGGTGGTACATACTAATTTTTACTAAGCAATGACCAATCGCATTACACTTAAACGTAGTTCCGTTGCAAACTCTGTACCTTCAGCTGGCGCTTTAGAGTACGGAGAGCTTGCTCTTAACTACACTGACGGTAATTTATTTTTTAAAACTGCATCAAATGCAGTTGCTCTTATTGCCAGCACACAAACAGCCAATTTTACCGGTAATGTTACTGCCAATTACTTTTTGGGCAACGGAGCACTGCTAACTGGTGTGATCACCAGTGTGGCCAACATCAACGACGGCACATCCAACGTTTCAGTAGTCAGCTCGGGTGGCAACGTCACAGTGGGCATCGGCGGGACTGGCAATATTGCTGTGTTTTCAACTGCTGGCGCAAATATTACTGGCATACTAAATGTTACAGGTAATGCAATAGTTGGAAATATTCTAACAGATGGATATTACTATGCAAATGGGACACCGTTAGGCGGCAGCGGATTTACAACGTTTATTACCGGAACTGGCAACTTAACAGCCGCATCAAATGCCAATGTGACTTTTAACGCAGCCGCAGGAATATCAGTATCCGCAAACACAACATCTAGTACAGTATCAGTTGGAGTATTACCTGGACTAAACGGTGATTTTGATTTTGGATTTGTATATGAGTCCACAAACGCTGGCTTTGACATGGGGTCAATAGTGTAAACTAAATATGGTATAGGAATCACGAATGGCCACAAGATTACAATTAAGACGCGGCACCGAAGCAGAAAACAACGCATACACAGGTGCAGTTGGTGAAATTACCATTGACACCACAAATGATGTAATTCGCATACATGATGGTGTAACACCTGGCGGATTTGCCACAGTGATGGCAAATTCAGATCAAACCTTGATCACTGGTAATTTGTTACCAGCAGCCAATGTTACCTACAATCTTGGTAATAGTACCAATTACTGGAATGATTTATATCTTTCGGGTAACACAATTTTTCTTGGTCCACTACAACTAAAAGCAACTGACAGTACAACATTTAGTGTATTTCAATCAAATGGTTCTACACTGGCCAACATTGCTGTTGGCAGCATTGATGTGTCTTCAATCGCCAGCGGCACAACATCATTTGGAATTCCCACGCCCAGCGGTAATGCTGTGATCACAGTGGGCGGCACATCCAATGTTCTAGAGATTGCCACAAACAGAGCCAGTCTGGGTGGTGCATTGGTTGCCACAGGCAACATCACAGGAAGTTACATCCTTGGTAACGGCAGCCAGTTAACTGGCATCGATGCCACCAGTATTCAAAATGGTACTGCAAATGTCAAAACAATATTAAATGGCAACGTTACAATCAGTGCCGCTGGAACCCCCAATGTAGTTGTGGTCACAAGCACAGGCGCAAACATTGCAGGAACAATCAATGTCACGGGCAATGCCAATGTTGGTAATTTGGACACTGCTGGAAACATCACAGCCAGCTACTTGTTTGGTAATGGTAGTCAGTTATCAGGGATAGATGCTTCGGGAATTCAAAATGGCACAAGTAATGTCAAAGTAACCAGCTCAGGTGGAAACGTTACTACGTCAGTTGGTGGACAAGCCAATGTATTAATTATAACCAGTACCGGGGCAAATGTCACGGGTACTCTTAATGCCACAGGCAATGCCAATGTGGGTAACTTAGGCACTGATGGCAACATCACAGCCAGCTACCTATTTGGTAATGGTAGCCAGTTGACTGGCATTGATGCCACAAGTATTCAAAATGGCACAAGCAATGTCAAAGTCACAAGTTCAGGTGGCAATGTCACTACATCAGTTGGTGGTACTGCTAATGTTCTAGTGATCACTGCAACTGGAGCAAACGTCACAGGTACCCTTAACGCCACAGGCAATGCCAATGTGGGCAATTTAGGTACTGCTGGAATAATCACTTCTACAAGTGGTATTAGCACTGGTGGTGTTGTAACTGCTACCGGCAATGTAACTGGTGGAAATGTTACTACTAGTGGTGTAGTTACTGCTACTGGTAACGTCACTGGTGGCAACTTAATTACAAGCGGTGCACTAAGTGTCACCGGCAATGCCAATGTAGGTAACATTAGTGCTACTAACATTGTAGGTACACTGACTACTGCAAGCCAAACAAATATCACTAGCGTGGGCACATTAACAAGTTTAAGTGTCACAGGTAACATTAGTGGTGGCAATGTATCAGGTACGCTATTAACCGGAACATTGACAACGACCGCGCAACCCAATGTCACAAGCCTGGGCACGTTGACAAGTTTGAATATTCTAGGAAATGTCAATCAAACAGGCAATTTAAACATCACAGGTAATCTTAACGCCACAGGTAACTTGAATTATCAAAACGTAACAGATTTAGTGATTGGTGACCCGTTGATTTTCTTGGGCGCCAACAATAGTGCTAATCTTGATGATCTAGGTTTTATTGTTATCTACGATGACGGCTTAGACCAACACGGTGGATTTGTGCGCAACCACCTTGATGGGGTGTGGGGAGTATTTGGCAACGTAGTGGCTGAACCCACAACTGTGGTTGACTGGGGCAATGCAATTTATCAGCCGTTCCGATCAGGCTCAGCCACATTTGCCGGTGCAAACATCAATGGTGCATTAACAGGTGCAACAACAGGTGCATTTAGCGGCAATGTGTCAACCGGCAATGTGTCTGGCGCAACAGGCACATTCACCAACGTTGCGGGCACACTAACAACTGCCGCACAAACAAATATTACCTCAGTGGGCACACTCGGATCATTGAGTGTGACAGGTAACATTAGTGGTGGTAACTTGTCAGGCACCAACATTGTGGGCACATTGACCACAGCCGCACAAACAAATATTACATCAGTTGGCACATTGACAAGTTTATCAGTCACTGGTAACATTAGTGGCGGCAATTTATCAGGCACCAATATTGTGGGCACACTAACAACTGCCGCACAAACAAATATTACATCAGTTGGCACACTGGGTACATTAACTGTCAGCGGTAATGCTAGCTCGGGTAATCTGAGTATTAGTGGGCAAATCATTACCACCGGCAACTCCACAGCAGGTAACTATACCACTGCTGGCCAAGTAACTGCCACTGGTAACATCACTACGTTGGGTTACTTTAAAGGTGATGGTAGCCAATTGACAAATATTGCAGTCAGCGCCGGTAACGCTTTAGTAAACGGCAACAGCAATGTGTTTGTAAATGCCAATGCCAACGTTGTCTTTAACGTAACAGGCGTTGCCAATGTGGTCACTATCAGTCCAGGTGCGTTGGCGCTGGGCGGCGGTGCTGTGTTTGCCAATCCCAAAAGCTCAAGCGGATCAGGATCAATTCCAACTGGCGTGAATGCCATGTTGATTGGACCATATGTGGTGTCCGATGGCGATACAATCACAGCGCCAGATGGATCAACCCTGATTGTAATTTAATAAATAATTTGAACAAGGAAACAAAATGCCTATTACTCTAGACGGAACAAGTGGAATTACTACACCTGCATTGCTCAATGCCAATGCCAACGGTGTGGGCAATATTGGAACCTCCATTGGTTATTTCAACACAATTTTTGCCAAGGCCACATCAGCACAGTACGCTGACTTGGCCGAGATGTACGAAGCTGATAACCCAGCTGAACCTGGCACAGTGATGATGTTTGGGGGTACCAAAGAAGTCACTGTGTGTTATGACGATTCCAGTCGAGCCGTGGCTGGAGTTGTCTCAACAAACCCATCCTATGTGATGAATGCCGGACAACCTGGCGAGCATGTGGTAGCAGTGGCACTGATGGGACGAGTGCCCACCAAGGTAACTGGTGAAGTTAAAAAGGGTGACCTAATGGTTGCTGCCGGTAATGGCCTAGCAAGAGCCGAACCCAATCCTGCCACAGGTGCAGTAATTGGTAAAAGCCTTGAAAACTTTGAAGGCGTTACTGGCGTTATTGAAATTGTAGTTGGACGTCTTTAACACTTGGCACGTATTTGTTTTCGAATGACATTTACTTTGTCTTGAACCACATCAAAATTCACAGTTGACCAAAGACCTGGATGCATGGGTTTGGGCCATGTGCCCGACGCAATCCAGGCATACCCAATGTGTTCATAATTGAGAGTTGGGTGAAACTCTTCTGCAACGCAAGCAAAAAATGTATGATAGCCAAATTGCCCGTCGGGTGAAGTGAATTTTTCTATGGGCACTAGATTAAGGTACTCGGGCATGAATCCCATTTCTTCAACACACTCCCTTGTGATGGTTTCATGCAAACTTTCGTTGGGTTCCATTTTACCCCCGGGTAGTCCCCATGCACCTGGGTGTCGAGGATCATCGCGCATGAGATATAGATATCGTTCAGTTGACACTGAATAAAACCAAACTCCGACTGCGTTCATAAAACCAAACTCCAGTCCCCTCCAGGATACAATCCTTCATAACTCTTGACCCACTCGCCCCGGGTGCCCGCAGGGGAACCTGTGGGAATCCCGGTCCAACGATATTGTAAAGCTGTGGTGAGATTTGTAACATACTGTGTGTTGACAGCAAATGTACTTTCAAACGTGACTTGCCACATAACACCATCATATTCAATTATGTCATTGGCCTTGGCAACAACTTCGCCCCAGTCAGCAGCCGGCACTGAGTTATCCTCAGACCCAATATCTTCTAATATCAAATATCGTTGCCCTGTACTGGCCGCAGGCAAACCTGCTCCTGGGCCCGACAACAGTGGATTAATAACAGCATCTACTGGACTCAGTGTATTTTGGGGAATAGTATCAGGATCCACGTCAAACAACAAGAATCTATCATCGGTGGGATCAAAGCTTACCAGGCCAATGATCTCAGTGTCGTCCCAGGGATTGTCAAGCCGCACTTGGCTGATACCCGAACGCAACACACCGTACATACCTGCCACAGCCGCCCAGTATTCATTGCTAGGTGGTGATGTCTGTGGATCAGTGTTGTCGTTGCCGGGAATAACCACAGCAGATTGTTTTAATACTTGTAACTTGTTGCCCACTAACAGCACTTGATACCCGTAAGGAGTTATCTTTTGACGTGTGCCCAACAACAAATCACTGCTGTTGATTGCATTGTTCAAGTCACCACCTGCATCATACATTGATGCAATGATGCGTTCAACAACACCTAGTTTCTTGACCTTGGCTGGACTTGAAATCCAAATTGGCAATGAGAAAGTCATGGTCATGATGTCAATGGGATTTTCTGTGTTCACAGGAATTGTGCGTGAGCTCCAGGTAACTCGCTCAAGCTGTACCACACTCAAACTGGTCCAGTCAATGTAGTTGTCTGTGCTCTGTATTTCCAGCGCAGGATTAAACAGCGTGGCAATTTGCTCAAACAACTGAAATTTTTGATTGGTGTTAGATGTCCAGAAATCGCAATTCAGTGTCATCAAATACGGCACAGGCATTAGACGTTCGATGCTAAAGGCATTGCCCTGTGTGGTTTCATATGTTTCTGTATCAGCATCGTAGGTGCGTTGACGCACTTGTATCTTGCTCACAAAATACGGTTCCTGCATCCTTGGACGGTCATATTCTAGTGCATTGATATAAAAGGTAATCAGCGGTGTGCTCGGTAGTGAACTGGCTGAGTTTTCTTGTAAAATTGTTTGCGCCTGGCGTGTGGCATCACCATATCGTACAGGGACTCTAATCAATGTGCCGGCATTGGGATTGTTGCTACCATACTCAATTTGAAAATTGCTAAAGATACGAGCAAATTGCAATAAAAATCTGCGTATTTGTTCGTCGTAGAAGAAGGACTGCACTTAGACCACCTTTCCGTAATATTTTAATCTTGCTTGGCTCATTTTTTCTTTAGTCTCGTTGTTATGTGTTTTGCCCTTCATTGGGCCACCATCACGTCGTTTCCATCCGCCAACTTTGGTTGTAGCGTGTCGAAGCTTTTGTGCAACTTTCATTTTTTCTATACTTTCGGAACTGTGTGTTTTATTTCCGCCTGCTTCGCGGTTGTTATACACAGTAATGCCTTGCGCTCTATAGTAGTTAAGCCAGTATTCTTCTTTGGCATTTAACTCATCTACGGATTCTGCACTGTCAATAATGTTCCATACAAACGATTTATCTCCGTACTTTCTAATACTGTCAAGCAAATAACTTTTCTTACCACGACGAGCGTCAGCTAGATGTGCATACCAGCGCATCTTGGGATTTAATTGAACAGTTTGCCCAATATATATTTTGCCGTTCACGGTATTCGTTATTGTATAAATGTGCATCCTTTATTTATGCGTCAATATAAAAGAATTGTTGCATTGTTTATCGTCCTGGCGGTCTTGGATTGGCAGGCTTGTTTCCGTTTTGGTCGCCATTGTCTGCACGAGGTTTGAGAATCTCGCTTAGGCTCTGACGACTTGGGATATTTCCTAGGTCTGTTGTTGGCACAGTGTATGTATTGTTTACAAAGCCTGACCGTAAAGTTTGATTCATTGGGCCATTTGTGAGATTTGTTCTAACATTGTCTTCAATCTTGATCCAGCCAACGCCGTTGTAACGGAACAGTCGATTGGGGAAATAATCCAATCGCAAGCAGTACTGACCGTTAGTGGGGCTAACAGGGAAACTGACTCCGGGCGTTACTGGCAAGCCGTTGGGCGCAATACCGTCACCAGTCAAGTAGCCCATGGTATAACCATCTGCTCTTGGGCTAACAGCAGCCTGTGATGAATTGATATATGTTGAATCCACAGTAATTGTGGCCGCACCACTGGTGGAAAATGTCACTACGTCATTTGTGTCAAAAACTTGCAATACCCAGGCTGAGCCATCGTATTGATACAGCCTGCTGGGGAAGAAATTCAAACGCAATGCATAGTCATTTGTGCTTGGCAACATTGGGAACGCAAAACCAATTGCGGCAGTGATAGGAGCCTGGTTGGCAATAGTAACTGTTCCAATACTGTATTGTTCAGTTACACTTTGAACTGAATTCAAAGTGTATGACACTGTTTCGGTATCGCTCAATGATTGTTGCATCCATGTGGTGCCGCTGTACTGGAACAATCGACTGGGAAAATAGTCCAACCGCAACGAGTAGTCTCCGGCAGTGGGAGTCACTGGAAATTCAATACCAATGGCAGCATCGATAGGTGATGCAGTGCCAATAGTTAGCGTACCCAGAGAGTATTGCGCAGGAGTAATAACAGGTTGTAGTGCATAATCATTTGTCAAACCAGATGCTGTAAACGTAATATTATCTGACTCACCTAGTACTTCTGCAATCCATGTGGTGCCGTTGTATTGGAATAGTCTGCTGGGGAAGAAATCCAAACGCAATGCATAATCGCCTGCTTGCGGATTGGATGGAAATACCACACCAATTGTTGAGCTGACTGGAGCTTCACCAGATCTGGTCACAGTACCAGTTGTGTAATTGGCTGTAAATGCCACAGTGGGTTCGCCGTCTGCACCGTCGGCTGTGACGTTGGTAGGAGTAGCAGGAGTCCCATCTGCATTTGTGGGAAATATAAAGAACTTTACTGTATCGTACCCTGACAATGGTACTTCAAGTTCAGCTTGCGCCAATAGTGCATCATTGATTGCAAGATCTTTGGGCCTAGTGCTGGCCACGTCTGCTTCAGTTGGTGGATCAATTGGTTGCCAATAATTGGTATTGGTGATTTCGGTGCCCACAGGAGTATCAACAATGGCTCGATAATAGTTGTCGCCGAAGTTCACAATACTACCGGCTGGGTAAAAATTACCTGGATCCCAGATCTGTTCTGACACAAATGGTTTGTTAATAATTTCTTGATATTCTTGCGCATTGACCATGGGAGTGGCCTTGACACGCCACAAATGTGGCAACCAAGTTTGGGAGAAGCCTTCGCTGGCAAAGTTGGCATCTTGAATAACATAATATCTTGGTAGTGCCCGTGGGATAGCAGTGTCAAGAGGATTGATATCTTTTAAGTTTGGTACTTCAATAACATCGCCCACCATGAGCTTGCGCCCAAATGTGTCAATCATGTCATTGTAGTGAAATGTGATAAACAGTGTGTCATTGTTTAAAAACAATCCAAACTGTGTTAGGTCAAAATCAATGTCTTGCGCTCGATATACACCGCGCATGACATAAACATCAGGATCATAAGCACGATCTCTATTTTCCAGCAACAGCAAGTCTTGAATAAACAGCGGATCTGTTGTGGAGTATTGAGGTTGGGTAGCATCATAGTTACCGCTTTCTAACGAATCCTCGCCAGCGGTTCTTGGACCTAGATACTTGTGAATGTAGAGATCCAGACCACCCACGGTGTACATTTCCGAGATGGTTTTGTCAAAAAATTTGTAATCGTTCGTCCTATTGGGACGCCACATACTGAGTCTAGGCATAGTGCAGTATTTATAGATAATTAGGTTGACCAGAAATACCCAAACTGCTATAATTATGACTTAACAACAAAGGAGCCCACATGCTTACCAGCGCACAGTCAAAACAAATTAATAATACTAAAGTTTACACTTTAGATTATGAGACAGAAGCCATGCAAAGCTACAATGCAGGCGAGGGTGATAAAATGGATCAGCTTGAGGCCCGTGCAGATGCCATCATCACCGAACTCACCAGCTACGACATGCGTGACGATTTAGGCGGTATCACAGTGTATTTTCGAGGTAAAACTTTAGTAGCATTTTATGATTACGAGCAGTTTCGTGGTACTGTGTTCTAAAAACAACACATTTAGCAGTGATTGACAGCAAAATCAATCACTGCTATAATTACACAGTTATTCAAATACAGGAGCCCGCATGACAGTAGCAACAAAATCTATAAAATTGTTAAACCCACGTAGTGCAGATACCAATGTCATGGGTCCAGAGCCCACGTGGCGAGTGCAACCCACTGACAATCGTTTTAGTGCTCTAAGCAAGGCGTTCTCCTGGTACAACTATTTTTACGGCAAGAAAGATGCCCGTGATATGATTGTTAACTATCTGGAATTGCATGACCGCAAAGGGGATGTCCGTCTCTTGCGTGGGGTGCCAGATTCAGCAATTAGACTCACAACAGGGTGGCTGTGCCGTATGAGCATGGTGGGACTAGAGCTTAACGATCATGAACAGATCAAGCTAGATAACTTGCTTCGAGAACTTCTGGAAACAAAACAAATTGAAGTAGCGGAAGAAGCGGTTGTAGAAGATGCTGTACCCAGAATTACGATTCAAGATCGTTTGCGTGAAAAGGTGTCAGAATGTGCAGGCGAGATTGACGGCTTGTTTGACGAGTTTATTGCATCGGGTGCCAAACTCAATGCAGACTACAAACCCGTGGTGCTCATGCGTTCGATGAATATTGCCCCACAAATGGTCAATGACATCAAACAAATTTGGACCCGTAAACTCACAGAATTTGATGAAGCAGTGGCAGGCAAAGATGCAGACTTGGTACAGGGCTACGGCTACCTTTCCAAAATACAGTTACGGAATTGCGTAAAGTTCTGTGAGCTTGTGATTTCGGACTGTGGCGCCTATGTACAGATTAAAAAGGTTGAACGTAAACCTCGCAAAGTCAAGGCAGTGCCTCCAGAGAAACGTGCCGCAAAGTTCAAA